CCATGCTGGGGGCCACAAACTGGCCGTCCACCAGTTGGAAGGGCAGCAAGAAAAACGGGTACCAGCGTTCGCCAGCTTTCGGGGGTGAATACGGCTCTCGCAGCCAGTAATCGCAGCCCTCGGCCATGGTGTAGACGCGCTGGGTGTTCTTGTCCCAGATTTCCAGAATGGCGATCTGGCGGTCTTCTTCCAGGCTCGATGCGGCGCTGGCAAAGCGGCCATCCTTCTGGCCGGTCTTCTGGTTGTCCTGGTAGGCCTTGGCCTTGTCCAGCTTGATCTTGTAGGTCGCCTCGGCCTGCGACTTCTTCATGGGGATGATCTGGCACAGCCAGTCAGAATCCCGGTAATCCCAGAACTCGCACACTGACGGGTCGATCAGCAGGTTGTCCGTCAGCACGCGGTCGATCACCAGGCCTTCGGCGGCCGTGATTTCCACTTGCTCATTCAGCGATGCCATGAGCTGGTCCAGCTCGGCCTGCTTGGCTTCCAGGTCACCGCGTTGGTCTGGGTCCTCGATGTCGGCCAGCAAGCGCTCAACTTCCAGGATGTTGTCCTGGGTGTCGTTGATGCGCGCCTGGATGATTGGGTCCTGGCGGATGTCGCGCTGGTACATGACCTTCACGATGCCGAAGCTCGATGTCAGGGCACTGCGCACCGATGCCTTGGCGCGGCCCTTCAGGTCGGCTTTCTCCAGGCTGGTGTTGGTCACCTTCTCCAGCGTGGTGCAAAACAGCTTGAGGTTGTCCGCCTTGTAGTTGGGCGTGGCGCTGATTTCCGGGTTGCGCGCGTAAATCTGCGGCAGGATCGCGGTGATCGTGCCGTGGATCAGGTTGGCCCGGTGCTTGTAGAAGTCTTTGGTCTTGGGGTCCGCTTCCCAGTTGAAGCCCGCCACCGTCTTGCGGTTGTGGCGCACGCGCTGGTGGAATTTGTCCCAGTGCTTGCGGGCTCCTTCAATGCGCTGATTCCACTTTTTGGCCAGCTCGTCGGCTTCAGGTGCTGCGCGGTAGCCGTCTGGATTGGCGTTCTGTTCTTTGTTCATGGTCACACTTTCAGGTGATACGTGTCATCGTCATGTTTGTAAGTCGGTTCCTCGGGGTCCTCGGATTTTTGTTCTGCGTCCGGGTTCCGACGGCGGCGCATGATTCCGTAGCGGGTAGCGTCCCAGGCGTGGTCTTCGGCGTCGGTGTCCACGTCTTCGGGGTTGTCGTCCGATGGCGGCAGGCCGGGGATGGTGCGCAGCCAGTGCTTGCAGGTGGAAAACACTTTCAGCTTGCCTTCCGCCAGCAGGCGGATCACTTCCTGAGCGCCGTTGACCCGTGAGCCCTTGGCGTTCCAGGCTTCTTGCCACTTCACGCCGGTCTCGCGGAAGATTTGGCCAATGGAGCGATCCGCGCCGATCTTGCTGAAGATGGCCGGGTCGGCCAGGTTCATGCGGTACTCGTAGCCCAGGCGCTCGTCGTGTTCCTCGATGCGCTTGATCTTCCTGGCCACCTTGGCCGCGTCTTCCCGGCTGCCCTCGTTGGGCTTCTCGCCAATGCCGTACAGCTCGCGCCAGATGTAGTGCACGCCGTCCGGGTCCATGGCCATCCAGTAAACGGCATACGGCCGGGCATAGCCCCAGTCCATGGACTTCCACACTTTCCAGGTGGCGGGGATAGCAAACGGCTCGACCACATGTTTCTTGGCGTCCCAGACACCTTCCAGGAAGCTGCCCACATGGATGTCCCAGTCGCCTTCCAGCCAGGCCTTGCGTCGGTTGGGGTCCTTCAGCGCCTGCAGCGTGGCCAGGTAATCCGGGTCATTGGCCAGCAGCACCTTGTTTTCGTAGATGCTGGAGCGCACCGCCACGCGGGGCTTTTCGCCGTCCTCGCGGATCACCTGGCCGGATGGCACGCCACCCTCGCCCAGCTTGAAGCGCTCTTTGACTGCGCCGTGGCCCTTGCCGAATGGGTTGCAGGTGGCGCGCACCATGCGCGGCATGCCGGGGAAAGATGACCGGCAGGTGGAGTGCATGGCCTCGTAAAACGACAAGTCACGCCAGTTGGTCAATTCCTCGAAGCCCAGCCAGGGGTATTCGTGGCCGTGGTAATTCCAGTAGTCGTCCTCGCTCGCGCCGTACCGGAAGAACAGCATTTCGCCCGTGGGCCACTCCCAGTAATGCTCGGCCTTGTTGAACTTGGCTTCGGGAAAGAACTGGGTGAACCATCGGCGGCTCTTGGCCACCACGTCGGCGAGTTGCGGGTACGTCAGGCGGAAAAGCACGCCACGCCAGTGCTGGCCAAAGCCTTTGCCGGTGTGTTGGGCGAAGGACATCAGCAGCGTGTCGGTCTTGCCACCGCCACGGGTGCCGTGCATAAGTGCCTCGTAGATCGGGCACGTCAGGAATTGGAACTGCGCGCCAGGCAGTGGGGCCCAGCGTGTCGTCAAGCCTTGCCCCCTTGCTTGGCCATCATCTTTTCCCAGTCGGCCTCATTCAGCACGCCAGGCACCACCAGCACGCCCTTGGGTGCCTCGGGCACCAGGTCCTTGCCGTTGGCTCCGGTGATTTCCGACTTCTTGACCAGGTAGCCCTTCAGCTCGGCCAGAAAGCGCAGCGCGCCCAGCTTGTCGTGGGTCTTCAGCTTCAGGCTGCCACCGGTTGCGCTGGTGGACTCGCTCACTTCGGACACGGCGGCCGCCTGCTCGTCGGTCAGCTCGTCGCTGGGGCGCAGCTTCACGCCCGACGGTCCCCAGGCCATCAGGTCCCGCTGATTGGCGAATGCCACCTTCACGACTTCGGCCACGATCCGCTCGATTGAGACCTCGTTGGCTTCGGCCGCTTTGTCTCGAAGCTCCTTAATCCTTGCCTGAACCTCCCCATGCTTGGCCATGGTCGAAGCCTTGGACCAAACGGTCTCATCCTTCCAGGCTTGGGACTTCGGGTAAGCCTGGCGGTAGGCGTCGGCCTGAGACAGTCCAGACGCAATGCCGGTGGCAAATGCCTCCTGCTTCGGTGTCAGTGGCTTGGTCATGCTTTCGCCTTTCCCCATGCCCGGCTGTGCTGGTCGTACACGCTGGCCGCGTAATCCACCACGTCAGGCGGCGTGATTTCAATGATCCGGTGGCTGGCCATCATTCCGGCGTGCAGTGATCCACGGTCCATGTCGGTGATGGTCTTGCGCCCGGCCAGGTCGTCCAGGGCGTTCACCGATGCGCGCACGATCCGCATGTCGGTTTCGTCGCCCGTCCATCCCAAGTATGCGGCGCAGGAGCTGGCCACAAAGAACATGACGGACCCATGGGCCAGCAACTTGTCGCGGTCCGCCCCCATCAGGGCGTGGATTTGGGCCTTCACCGCTTCGGAATTCCACTTGGCGCGGATCGCCTGCTTCATGAGCGGATGCACGCCCACGGGTTTGCGGCGCTTCTTCATACCGGCTTGGTCCTTCCGTCGCGGTAGTGCAGCCGGTCGCCCATACGGCTGGGCAGTGCCAGTGCGTCATTGGCTCCCGGCCTGCCCTGGTAGGGCTGCATTTCCTTGCCGTCGTAGATTGGCGCTTTCATCACCTCGGTGTTGATCGGGCGGGCCATGGGGATGCGGTTGATGCCTTGTGTTGCTTTGGTCATGCTCAGTCTTTCATTGGGGTCACGAACACCTTGACCATCCCGGCGATGGTCGGGGCCTTGCGGATGCGCAGGTCAACGATCTGGCTGTCGTCCTCCCACACCCCGGCATGGGTCAGGCTGTCCAGCAGGCTCTTGAGGATGTTGTCCAGGTCGCGCTTGCGCCGGTCAGGGAAAAACGCTTCGATGTCCACAGCAACCGGGCCGGTAACGGTCTTGTCTTTCAGCTCGGCCACATGGGCGCGGATGGCTTCGCGGTATGCGCGGCCTTCCTGGCTGATCAGGTGGCGACCGGCCAGTGGGCCACGCGACGGGTGACGCCAGTAGGTGTTGACGCTGGGCGGGTACGGCAGGGTGAAACTCAGGGTCATGCTTCGATTGTTTTCTGGGTTGGGTCCTCGGGCGGACATTTGGTCAACAGGTGCGGCTGCAGGGTCACCAGGTCGTGGCGGGTCCCGTTGTCCAGTTGCACGGTCAGGCGCTGGAAGTGATCCAACTTCGATTCAGCCCCTCGGTGCTTCATCACCGTGCCGATCCGGCCGGTGGGTGTCATCACGCGGGTGCCCACGGGGAAGTCGTCCATGTCCAGCATGCGTTTCATGGCGTGAGCCTTTCCACCGTCACGGCCAGGGCGTCCAGCTCGTCCATCTTGCGGATGGCCCAGGCGCGCTTTTGGCCGTGCAGGCCCATGAGTGAACCGGTATGGCAGGACTGGCACAGGGCCACGGATGTGAACCACTGGCCTTGCTTGATTTCGTGGCAGTCGCTGGGGCCTGGCTCGTCACAGACGGAACAAGCCAGCTCTTTGACGCGCTCGATGTGGCGTTTTTCTTTGGCGGTGGGGGTTTTCTTGTTCTTCGACTGCATCAACCCCAGCCCAAAATGATGTCTTCCAAAAGCCGGTCGGCGGTGGCGCGGTCCATCCCGGTCAGGATGTAGCGCAGCACACCGTCGATGGCCGCCTGATAAAAAATCTCGAATTCGTCCTGGTCCATCGAGTCATAGGCGATGGACTGCGGCACTTGCGTCAGCTCGCCCGTGCGCGGATCAATGACCGGATCGGCGTAGCCGGTCACCAGCTCTTTCTCGGTGGTGTCGTAGGTCTCTGAGTTGTCGGCAACCAGCGCCAGCAAGGCGAACAGCTTGCGGTGGTGCTTGCCGTGGCGCGGGCGCTTCCACTCCAGGCGCAGCCAGGTGCCGGGCAGCATGCTGTCCAGGCGACGCTTGAACTTCAGCCAGGCATCGTGATCGGCGGGCGTCGATCCGCGCAGGCCTTTGTCGGTTTTGATCAGCATCGCTTTCACGCCATCACCTCGAACATGTCCAGGGTCTTGGCTTGCGGTGCTTTCTCGATCTTGCGGCGCTGGGCAGGGAACACCAGGCCGCTCTTGCGCTGGGCCAGTGGCATCAGGCCAGCGCGCTGGGCGCACTTCGGGCCGACGGGGTGGCTTCCGATCATCACGGCGGCTTGGTCCATGGGGCGGCCGCACAGTGCGCAGTACAACTTCACAGCAGGCACCTCGTCAGTCCGTGCATCACTTCGGCGTGACTGAGGGGCGTTTCGTCAGGGCCTGGCGGACGCACTCCAGAACGGCAGCCCGGCCAGGATTCCCCTGGAATCGCTCGATGGCCGCCAGCATTGCGCTGGCTTGCCTCTTGTCGGGATGCGCTGACAGCACCAGCCGCGCGCAGCACTCCACGCATTTGAACGAATACGCCCCACTGTGCTGACGTTGTTTCGATGATTCGCATTGCTGGCATGTCATCCCCTAACCTTC